TCATTTAGCATTACAGCATTACAGAGGCGGTCGTCCGGTACCTCGAGCTGCGTCTTTATACGACGGCGGCATACAAATATATGCTAACATACTTGTATACGTGCAGGTTTTCCCTGCTCATTTTGCCTTTTTATCCTTTTCAAACAATCAAATCGCAGGTCTTAGTAGCGATCTTCATCCCGAAGGGTAGTGATTGAGCACTCTTAACGGCAAGAGATTTCCATCCCTGCGACCCGAGGTCCAGGTATCCGGGCACACGAAATTAGCCTGTGCCAGCTGTTAACCGTTTAACTGTTTGCCTTTGATGTGGGAGCCATGGACACGAACACTGATCTGACCATTATAATAATTGTCAGATTCTAGCACTCGTCTTGTGAATTGTTCTCTTGCCTCTATGTAACTGCACTCTGCTTTGCTTTTGCAGTAGAACAGTATTTCTCTGTGAAATTTGTCTGTGCCTAATTGTGTAACGTCTTTATTAAGCTCGTCGTTGGAGCCGTAGTATGTTTGCCAGTCTGATTCTATTTTTGATTTAATACGCTTCTTTTTCTTTGTACCGTTTTTTAATTTCACTATTTTGTATGTTGTTTTTGAAAATTTTGCCAGTTTTTTGCCTATATACATTCGTCCATTAACAGTATTGGTTATACAATATACAAATCCAATACAATCTTCAGGAAGTTCCGTTATCAGTTGATTCTGGTGGTACCACGACATCAACTTGTTTAGCCTTTTTTAATTCTGCCTTGCGTCGATTTGATTCAAAGTATTTTGGTGAACTGTAACTTGGTTTAGTTGCCCTATATGCCTGTACTTCTGCCCTGCGTGTTCTTGCTAAAATTCTAATTTCTGCTAAAATATGACGAAGTCTGATACCAGAACGATGCGTTCGACTGTGCATCCAGTCCTGGTTCTCCTCAAAATACTTACGAAAAAGTTTCATTAACTCTTCGTGCGTTTGCTCTTCGTTCATTATTCCACTATATCTAAATCTGTACTGTAACTAGTAAACCCGTTTTCTTTAATAACCTTTAACACATTGTTTACTCTTCCTACTAATTCGTCTTTATGACTGATTAAGTAGATATTTTTATTACGTTCTCTAGAAATTTTCTTTAGAACACTAAGAGCATTTTCTACTCCACTAGCGTCTAATCCATTGTCAATTAATTCATCTATGAATAATAAGTTTATATTTTGATATAAGCTTTCCCAAACATCTCGAAAACTCCAACTTAGTCCAAGAATTAATCGATTTCTTTCTCCTCTACTTAGATTATCAAAATCTAGATCCTGACCTAGTTGAGTAATTTCTACATTTAAGTCATTTAAGAAAGTTACTTGATGAGGTAATCCCATTTTATCAAGATAATATGTTAGTCGATTATTCAAGTATGCAAGATTTTGATCTATGATCTTTTTACGTATAAAACTATCTTTGTTGGTTAATAGTTTAAGTAAAAATTCTTGATGATCTTTAAGAGCAGTTAGCTCGTTTATCAGTTCCCAGTTGATCTCTTGAAGTGCTGTATTTTTTAAATCTTCAATTTGTTCTGTGTAGGGATCAACTTCTTGTTGACGTTTACTTAACGAATCTTCGTAACTAGTTAAATTGTTCTGATGTCGCAATGCTTCTTCAACTGTATCATAAAAAGTAACAGGTCTGCCATTAATATCTCCAATGTGCTCTAGTTCTTCTGTTACTGAAGCATAATTTTTAGTAACATTCTCTAGATATGCATATGCTTCTTCTAGATTTTTACTAGCAATAGTCTGCATTTCACTATGTTTATGATCTTGTAAGTCTTGTTCACATGCTGGACACTTTGAATCTTTTAATTTTTCTAATTCTTTTTTGTACTTGGTAACTGTTTTATCGGCTTGAATGATCGCCGTTTCTATAGTTGCTTTTTCTTTGTTTAAACTTTTTATTTTTGCACTTAGCTCATCATAGTTTTTTAATTTTGTATGTTGTTCTAGTTCATGTTCGATATTAACTGCTTGTAACTCTAATATTTTTTCTGCTAATTTCATGCAATCTGTTTGTTGCTGAGTAAGCCAAGCAGATTTTCTTGTTTCTAAACCTGTAATACTTTGCTCAATTTTTTCATTAGATTTTTTAGCAGCTTCTATATTTGCAGTTTCTTGTTGTATTTGATCTTTAGTGGCTTTAATTTGTTCTTTTAATAGCTCTGCTTTTTCACTTAACAGAGTAATGCCTAATAGTTGTTCAATTATTTCTCGCTGATCATTTGCCCTCATACTTAAAAAAGGTTCAGTATAAGTGTTTAGAGCTACGATATGCTTAAACATATCATGACTCATGCCTAGCAGATCGTCTAAATCTTTTTGCGTTTCCCGCATATCGCCTTGACTATCGTCAGTTTCTTCAGAATCTTGTTCGATATCGTTAACATAAAATCTTAAAATTGTAGGCTTTCGTCCTCTTTCTATACGATAGTCGATGCCATCTTTTTCAAAAGACAGTGTTACTAACATGTTTTTATTGTTAATCTTGTTAATAAGATTGTCTTTTTTAATATTAGTCAGTGCGTTTCCGAATAAGGCATAGCTTAGTGCATTGACAATTGTAGTTTTTCCTGTACCATTACGAGATCCAGAGTCATCTCCGCCCATGTCTAAATTTTCACCTAGTACTAGCGTCAGATATTCTTTTTCAAAATCTACAGCCTGGGTCTGATTACCCACACTCATGAAATTCTTTACAGTTAAATTTTTAATTCTGATCATAAATTATTATAGATTGAAAGCAGTATTTTACTATCATATGTTTCACTGTCAATGTTAACTAATTGACTAGTCACTATCTGATCTACACTTTCGAATGATTGTATGTCCACAGTGTTACTAATTTCGAGTTCTTTCTTTTCAGGGATCAAGGTCAACTCTCTAATATCATAATCGCCCATGAATTTTTCTTTAATAAAACTGGCTTCTTCGTAACTGATGTCTATGTCTAGACTGACACGCAAATGTGCTTTAGGTAGTATAATATCATCTGCACGATCAATCAACTCACTCAATTTAGTAGTTCTAAATGTTGGTTGTTCGGACCAAGTATGATATTCTGGTTGCCCGCCCCACTCTAAAATCATCATTCCTCGTTCATTATCCCAGTTATCGGCGTAGTTATGAGGAAACGTATTGCCAATATAGATCATGTTTTTTTGTTGTTGACGTTTATGGAAGTGACCACTAAATCCTAATTCATAGTTTTGAAAGTCTTGTAGTTGAATCTCTCCATGATCCGGCATTTGTATCATGGCATTCATGAAAAAAGTAGGCAATTCAAAATGGCCAAATATATATCGACCGCCTTTTTTGCTTATACTACGCCATTCGTCACCAATAAGCCATGGGCAAAGTGTTACTTCGTCTATAGTAGTGGGTTGATGTATGACGGTAACACCTGGAATGTATTTTCCAAACTCTACTGAGTGTATATCTCGTTTGTCTTTATAATATAAATCATGGTTGCCAGGAAAAAAGAAAAACTGGTCAAACGCTTTGCCTAGTTTTTCCAAGGCTCTGAGGCTGTAGTCCATAGTAGTAATATTAAGACTATTACGATTATGATGCCAATCGCCGAGAAAAATTCCGGTATCACACCCTTCTTCCTTGGCTTTTGCAATGTACCAATCTATAAAATCTTCGCAGTCTTTGTTATGAACTTGACTGTTACTTTTTAAGCCAAAGTGTATATCAGTAAAACATGCAGCTTTTTTAAATAGACCCATAAAATCCTTGCCCTATGACTTGTTGAACATCCTGCATCATTTCGTCAGACATATGGCATGTCCAAGCATCGTCTTCGTGTACTCGTATAAACAATAATTTCAAACAAATACCTTCAGGTAAAGTTAAAGTGATATATTTGGTCATTCGTCGCCGCCTTCGTGTCTACGCATTGCAGCTTCGTGCTCGCCTTGTCCGGTTCTACTATAGCTAGGGTTCATTCCGTTCATTTCTAATAAGTCGTCTCTAATAACTTGATTACGTTTTTCAATGTTAATGATTCTAACAAAACTATTAGTAACAGCAGCAGTAAAATAAGCAAATGGATTATTTGATTTTGATTCATCGAATTGTAAACCTATCTGAGTCAGTTGTAAAATAGCTTGTCCGCGCATTTCGTCGTTGTAGGTATACCCTCTTACGTTACCTCTAGTAGCATATCTTTCGCATAGTTTAATATACATTCTAGCCAAAGTGTTAGTAATCTGGCCATGATCTTTTGAAAACTTGCCTTTTTCTATCCCGCCCTTCCAATGACTTTTTCCTACACATACAAGTATATCGTTTTCGTCAAACTTCCAATGTTGGAACGGAGGAAAATTAACTTTGTCTCGACCATCTGCTACTGTTTTAGGATTCTTTTTACGAGTGCTATTAGTAGGAATATGATCGAATGTCATGATTCTAAAAACTAGATCCTGTTTTGGAATTTTTTTATAATCGACTTCGCAGTCAGCTTGTTTTATTTTTTCTCCGGCGGCTTTTCGCTGTTCGAAAGCTTTTTGACCTAGTCTTTTGGCTCGATTTCTCTTAGCTTCGGCTATGGTTCGTATATTAATTTTATCAACATGCGATAAAATTATATCATATTGATGATATTCTACTTTGGTGAACGAGCAATATGTGTTTTTTGACTTGTGAATTTCTTCTAATAGGTCTTTATTATTAAGATAGTTTACTTTCATTGATGTTTCCTTGTTGTAAAATAATAAACTATGCAGTTAATTTTGTCAACTAAATAATGAATATAGGAGTCCAAAATGAGTTTATTTGATCGCGGCGCCGGTCCGAGCACAGGTTCTTTTAGTAGTTCTGTTATTGGTACAGGAAGGCAAGTGTTAGATGGTGCCGGAAGATTGGCAGGCGCATTAAGTAATTTATCTAATCCGTCCATGGCGTTATCGCAATTAAGAAGTAGAAATTTGCCAATCGGTGGCAACACTTCGATCGCATCATCAAGTGCAGGCGCCCAATGGTCCGGATCCGAGGCATCAGGCGATTGGAGAGTTAGATTAAGTATGCCAACAGATCCAACGTTTGCCAGTAGTCCAGTATTACAACCATTAGTTGCTGCTGGTGGAATGGTGTTTCCTTACACTCCTCAAATTGCTATTTCTGGATCTGCTTCCTATGATGAGCAAGCATTAACACATCAAAATTATACATCAGTAAGTTATCAAAATAGTAAACAAGATGCAATTCAAATTACAGCACCTTTTTTTGTCGAGGATGCAGTTCAAGCTCAATATTGGTTAGCTGCTGTACATTATTTTAGAAGCATAACAAAAATGTATACAGGTGATGTGGGAGAAATTGCCGGAAATCCTCCCCCAATAGTGTTATTAAATGGATACGGTGATTACGTTTTTAAAAATATTCCAGTTGTAGTAAAGTCATTTAGTGTTGACCTTCCGCAAGATGCAAACTATATCGCTACTACAGTAGGTAAATCAAATACACAGCCATCGCCTACAGGGAATATTCTAGCCAACCCAACACCTTTAACACAAAGTTTTGCACAAAGAACTGCTCAGTTAGCTGGATTAGCCGGAGCTTTAGGTGCAGCACAGCTTGCACAAGTGTTAGGTGTTGGAGCAATTGCTAGTTCAGCAATATCATCATTAAGAAATGCTAGAAATAATAATCCAGCAAACGTGCCGACACCAGCTAATTTAGGCACATTCGGCGGAGCTAGCCATGTGCCAGTTAAAAGCTCGTTTACTATTACATTGACGCCGATATATAGCAGACAGAGTATGAGGAAATTTAATCTGAATACATTTATCAGTGGTGGATACGTTAATAACAATGTAGGATATCTATAATATGGCCACTTATAAAAAATCTAGTCCATGGGCAGACACTCCTATCGAAAACGATTACCTAAGTAATTTACGGATTCGGCCAGTCAGTGCAGAGCCAGATGATTTTCTTTACACCATAGAACCTCAATATACACATCGTCCAGATTTATTAGCCTACGATTTATACAAAGATTCGAAATTGTGGTGGGTGTTTATTCAAAGAAATATGGATGTACTTACAGATCCTATATATGATTTTATACCAGGAGTAAAAATCTATATTCCGAAAGGCGATAGTCTAAAACAAATTTTAGGATTATAATTCGATGAATGTGTTTGAAGAAAATTTAAGAGCAGCGAGAAGCATATCAGAAAATCCTAACCCAATTATTAACAATAGTTCTGTAGTTTCAGGAAGTTCGACGACTCCAGTTAATAATCAAAGTAGCGGATATACAGCACAATCTCAAGCACAACGTTCTCCGAGTCAAAACATTGCGTCTACTCCTACATCAAATAACAATCAAACACAGAAACCTCCTTTTCCTAATGTGTTATCTCAGTACACTAGTTACAATTATGCCTTTACATTAAGCGTTTTATCTAGAGATCAAATAAACACATCAAGTTATAAACGAGGAGATTATGGTCCTTTATTATTACGTACAGCCAGTGGTGCACCAGATAAAGATTTAATAGGAACGGAATACGGGCAGTATGAATTTTATATGGACAATGTTAAAATTGACAGTGTTATAGGATTTGATAAACTGTCAGGAAATACTAATGCAAATAAGATTAGTTTTGAAATATTTGAACCTTATAGCATGGGATTGTTTTTTCAATCGATACAGTCCGCTGCAAAAACTGCTGGCTATGAAAACTATTTAGATGTTCCAGTATTACTAACAATAGAGTTTAAAGGGCATATTTTTGATAATGAGCGTCAAGAAATGTTTGTTACTATCCCTGACACTAAAAAACATATCCCGATCAAAATAAGAACTATTCAAATGAAAGTCACCGGAAAAGGAACTTCGTACTCTGTTGATGCGTATCCTTGGAACGAAGGTGCGTATAGTGCTCAGTATAATATATCAAAGACAGATATCACAATTAAATGTGATACTGGTAATTATACAGTACAAAATTTGTTACAAACAGGTGAACAAAGTTTACAAGTTGTTATCAACAATTATTTTAAAGAAAAAGTAAAAAATGGCCAAGCATCTGTAGCCGACGAAATAGCAATTATATTTCCAACTGATATGTTTAATCAGAAATCAGCGGGCCCTGATGAAAAAGCCGAACAATCAGCAACTAAATCTGCAAGAATTAATAGTGGTGATACTTCGGTTTTTAAGTCCATAGGTGTAGTAAGAGGAACAGGCAACAACAATAATCTTATCCAAGACACTACTAATGGTACCGCGGCTGTTAACAAAATTGGTCAGTCATCGTTAGCCTTTAACGAATTGTATAAAGGCGACACTTCCTTTCCAAAAGACAATGCAGTTTACGATGAAAAAACTGGAATTTATCAACGAGGAAATATAACGATTGATGTTAAAAATAGTGATTTTAAATTTAATCAAGGATCTACAGTAGTTGATATGATTAATCAGGTTATTATGACCAGCGAATATGCTAGAAACGCATTAACAGAAGGAAACAAAAATCCTCAAGGTCAAATTTCTTGGTGGAAAGTTGAAACACAATTATATATGTTGCAAGCTAAAGAAAATGCAACTACCGGTCAAGGTCCAAAACTAGCAGTATTTAGAGTAGTTCCATACTTAGTAGATGCACACTATATTATTCCTGCAAATTCTAAAAAACCAGGACTTAAAAATTTAAAAAAAGAAAGCTTAAAAGAATACAATTATATCTATACTGGAAAAAATACTGAAATCCTAGATTGGAATATAGATTTTAGAGCAGGGTTTTATACTGCACTAGCTGCTGACGGAACTAAAAATACAGAAAAAAACGAATTATCATCAGCTGCTAGTCCTGGTGCTAATCAATCAGATTTAGAAGAGCAGAAAAAAAATGTAATTTCAAAATTTGTATCAGGGTTTTCTCCTACTACTCAAGAAACACCATCTGTAATTAGAAACGACAAAATAGAAACTCAGAACTCTAATCAAGGTGGCACTTCTTTACGTGATGAAAAAACTGTAGCTGCAAAAGTGTTTCAAGACATGTTAGTTAACGGTAATGACATGATAAAATTAGATATGACTATACTAGGCGATCCTTATTATCTTGGTGATAGCGGTATGGGCAATTATAATGCGGCTCCTAGCCCTTATCAAAATCTTAACGGTGACGGCCAAATAAATTATCAAAGCGGACAAGTTGCTATTACAATTAATTTTAGAACTCCTATAGATGTTAATTTAGAAACAGGGTTTTACAATTTTGGATCAGACACTAAACCAGTATTACAATTCAGCGGACTGTACTTGTTACAAAGAGTTTCACATGAGTTTTCAAGAGGAAAGTTCAAACAAACATTAAGCGGCTTTAGATTGAAAGGCCAGGACAACGAAGCTGCACCAGAAGCAGAATTTGTTTTAAATCCTGAAACAACTACAGATGCTGCATCATTTAATAAACAAACCAATGCTAGTATTCTTTCGGCAATCACATCAGGCAATAATAATAATACTAGATCACCAGTGACTCAAGTACCAGGACAATCTAATCAAGGTGTTGCTAGAACGACAGAAGTAACTCCGGGTCCTATAACAGCCATTGATCCATTTGATAGAAATGCTGCTGCATTTGGTAGAAGAATAAATCCATAAAGGTAATATAAATGTCATCATATAGTAAAGACAACAGCAGCGAAGAATTCAGACCAAGTATTACCAGTAATCCTGTTAATCCAGGACCGTTCATTGCTAAAGTTATTAGTAATGTTGATCCAACGTATATGGGTTCCCTTCAGGTTCAAATATTAAGAGAAGTAGGAAATGATCCAGCAGTAGCCGGTCAAACAAGAGTAGTAAAGTATCTAAATCCTTATTACGGAATAACTGATATAGATTACGTAACACAAAGTCCCGAAGATTTTAATAATACACAAAAAAGTCATGGGATGTGGTTTGTACCTCCTGAACCAGGTACACATGTTTTAGTAATTTTTATTGGAGGCGATGCAAGTAAAGGGTATTGGATAGGTTGTGTTCAGCACGAGAATTCAAACTTTATGATACCTGGTATAGCAGCTACTAAATTTAAAGTATCTGGTCAAGCCGATCGTGTGCCTGTTGCTGAATACAATAAAGTTGCAAGAATAACAACTCAAGATCCTACTAAAATTCCTAAACCAGAACATCCGTTCGCTACAGTATTATCCGAACAAGGTCTGTTACGAGATGATATACGAGGAATTACATCTAGTTCTGCTAGAAGAGAAAGTCCTAGTCATGTTGTAGGAATTAGTACCCCTGGACCAATCGATAAAAGATCGTCAGCTAAACGTGGCAAAGTAGGCAAAGCAGAACATAAAATTTCCAATTTTCCTGTAAGTAGATTAGGCGGATCTACATTTGTCATGGATGACGGAGATGACAAATTTTTGAGAAAAACAGATCCTTCTAAAGGACCGCCTGATTATGCATCTGTCGAAAACAAAGAAACTACAGGTGATGTCACTAGGCCCCATAATGAGCTAATAAGAATTCGAACACGTACTGGTCATCAGATCTTATTACATAACTCAGAAGATTTAATTTATATTGGCAATGCTAGGGGAACTGCTTGGGTAGAATTAACTAGTGATGGAAAAATTGATATATTTTCTGAAGATAGTATCAGTGTGCGTACTAAACAAGATTTAAATTTTTATGCAGATCGTGACATTAATTTACAAGCCGGTAGAAATTTTAATACTAAAGTTGCCGGAGAAATGCACACATATGTTATGAAAGATCAAATATTAATTGTAGATGCTAATCAAAAGATTCAAATTAAAAGCAATGTAGACGCTACTGTAAACGGTAATGTAAAAAATAAAATAGGCGGAAATTTTGATTTTAATATAGCAGGTTACAATTATCAAACTTCGGGTGGAGCTAATCACACTAGAGCTAGTTCCATAGTCGAAACAGCAGGAAGAATAGATATGAACGGGCCCGCCGCTGCAACAGCAGCTACAGCAGAGCTACCAAAACAGTTAAAAACACATGACCTGCCTACTGAATCAGGATTTCTTTCTAATTCTATCATGCGAAGAGTTCCTACACACGAACCTTATCCTCAGCACGAGAATTTAGACCCCTTAAAAGTAAAACCAAATAAAACCGATAGGGATGCAGATGGAAGGTATGAAGGTCAAAGCACTAGTCTAAAAGATCCAGCAGCATATTGGAAAAAATATTCTACGGTTATTGATACGTTCGAAAAAATTAAATCACAAGAATAAGGAAATATATTATGACTGCTAATTCTAAACTTTACGAAAGAGTTGTTATTAAAGGCACAAATCAAGATCAAAAGATACCAGGAACTAGAACTTATAAAGGGTTTAGTTCAGTGTCCGCAGAAGCTAACAGTTTTTCTTTGTACGACTTTGCATTAATAAAGCAAGATATTTTGAATCATTTTAACATAAGACAAGGAGAAAAGTTAGAAAATCCTGAATTTGGAACTATTATTTGGGATGTTTTATTCGAGCCTCTTACTGACGACTTAAAAAATTTAATTAGAAGAAATGTAGAAACAATTGTTAACTATGATCCTAGAGTAACCGCAGAATCAGTAATAGTAACTTCCTATGAAAGCGGAATCCAAATTGAATGTGTATTAACATATTTGCCATATAACATTAGCGAAGCTTTACAATTAAGATTTGATAGAGAAAATAATTTATTTTAATAAACTACGCACATTTTAAGAATCGATAAATATTAGTTATATGGGAAGAATGTATGTCAGCAACTGATAGACAAAATAGACTTTTAGTAGCAGAAGACTGGAAAAGAATATATCAAACCTTTCAAAATGCTGATTTTCAAAGTTATGATTTTGAAAATCTTCGTAGGGTGATGATTAATTATATCAGAGAAAATTATCCTGAAGATTTTAATGATTATATAGAATCAAGCGAATTTTTAGCTCTTATAGATTTAATCGCATTTACCGGTCAAAGTATTAGTTTTAGAACTGATCTTAATGCGAGAGACAACTTTTTAGAACTTGCTGAGCGCAGAGAAAGTGTGCTACGTTTAGCAAGATTGTTAGGATATAATTCTAAAAGAAATATTTGCGCCAGCGGTCTATTAAAATTTACTACGATATCGACTACTGAAAATATTTTAGATAGTAATGGCCGTAATCTTTCAGGACAAGTAGTTGTTTGGAATGATCTAGCTAATCCAGACTGGTATGATCAGTTTATTAGAGTGTTAAATGGTGCGTTGCCTTTTTCGGCACAGTTTGGAAATCCAGTAGATAAAAAAACAGTTTATAGTATTCCAACTGAGCAATATAGATTACAATCTGCTAACTCAGATGTTCCTGTTTATACTTTCACCAAAGCAGTTGATGGTAGAAATATGGTATTTGAGATTGTATCTACTTCATTTAGAGATTCAGACGACCTCTATGAAGAGCCGCCTGCCCAAGGGAATAGATTAGCATTCATTTATAGAAATGATGGCAAAGGAAATGCTAGTCCTAATACAGGATTTTTTCTACATTTCAGACAAGGCATCCTTAATCAAGGAACATTTACGATAGATCAGCCAAGTACTAATGAAACAGTAGACATAGATGCAGTTAATATAAACAATAACGATGTTTGGTTATATCGTTTAGATCAAAATGGATTAGAATCAGAGTATTGGAAAAAAGTTCCGGCACTAGAAGGCAATAATATAATCTATAATAGTTTATCAAAATCTATAAGAAATATTTACGGAGATATCACTAGAGCAGGCGACAGAGTTAGCTTAGTTTTCAGTGATGGCACATTTGGAACTTTGCCTTTAGGAACATTTAGAGCTTATTACAGAGTAAGCAATGGTCTGTCTTATACTATTAATCCAAGAGATATTAGAAATGTAAATTTAGAAATCCCATATTTTTCTAATGTAGGAAAATTAGAAACTCTAACTATTACTCTCAATTTACAATCAGCAGTTAATAATTCTAGTGAAACGGAAACTAACGATAATATTAAATCTAGAGCTCCAGCAGTTTACTATACACAAAATAGAATGATTACTGCTGAAGATTATAATATTAGTCCTCTTAGTGTAAATCAAGAAATAGTTAAAGTTAAAGCAGTAAACAGAAGTTCTAGCGGAATAAGCAGATATTTTGACTTAGTTGATCCAACAGGAAAATATAGTAAAACTAATTTGTTTGCAGATGACGGAATAATTTATAGAGAAGAATTTACTGAAAGTTTTAAATTTAATTATGTAACTAGAACTGACATAGAAGGAATAATCTACAATCAAATTACTGACTTATTGAATCAGCGGTCATTAAGAGATTATTACTATTCTAAATTTTTTAAGATTGTCATTTCGAGTTTAAATGTTTCATGGTATTCTAAATCTAGTGATACTAATCAATCTACAGGCTATATTGGCGATAACGAGTTAGCGTTTACATATAAAGTAGGTTCTTTTACAAATACTTTACTTAGATATATTACCGCAGGGTCATTGGTGGAATTTAGAGCCCCAGATGGATATTATTTTGATAAAAACAATAACAATCAATTAGTTCAAGGAAATCCGGTAACTCCAAATAGTACTACTAGTTTATGGTCAAAAATAATAAGAGTTTCTGGTGACGGAACTGGTAATAGTACAGGCGAACTTTCCGACGGAACGGGCCCAATTATTTTAAATGATGTAATACCTTCGAATGCAATTTTGTATCAACTTATACCTGCTTGGATTACGTATCTAGATCAAAGTACAATATCTACTATGATAGATTTGATTTTTTCCGACAAACCTTTCGGCTTAAGATACGACATCGATGCATTCTCTTGGAAAATCATTTTTGAAGTAGATTTGAATATTGTAGATAATTTTAGTCTAGGACAACAAGGAGATAACAGCAGTCAACAACTAGATTCAAGTTGGTTAATTTTATTTTCAACTGATACAGAATATTATACAGTTAAAAGTAGACAGTTAAGATACATTTTTGAAAGTGAAAAACAAGTAAGATTTTATTTTGACTCTAGCGATAAAATTTACGATACTAGAAGTAATACAGTAGTCAAAGACAAAATTAAAGTTTTAAGTATTAACACTGATCCTAATTCGGTTGGATTGACTGCGGACTCGTCTGGATTAATACCTTATACTTTTGATAAAGAATGGGAAATTTTAGAAGAGTTCAGAGGCATTGATGGTTATGTAGATACAAAAAAGATTCAAATTACATTTAATGATGTCGATGATGATGGAGTAGTTGATAATCCTCAAATATTTGACGAAATCGTAGCTCCTAGTGTAGTTCCTACTTCTCGTTATATTATTCTTGAACGTTATGAAATTACTCAAGGACAAGAAGACTATCGTTGGATAGAGAATAATGGCAAAGTTATTATTTTAAATTCAGAAAGTGACCTTAATATTTCTCAGTATATTGATGGTCAGTATTTTTATTTCGTCAATACAGATGTAGTAAAAAAACTTAATAAACCACAGAATTTATTAGAAATAAGTTTAGATTATAAAGCTTACGTTGGAAGAGCAAATTTAAAATATCAGTATATTCACAATGCTGATTTTGAATCCAGAATTGATCCGGGTGTAAGTAACATCATAGATATCTATGTATTAACTAAACGATATGATGAAAACTTTAGACAATGGCTGACCGGAGTAGTTTCACAAGAACCGTTACCTCAAAGTTCAGATAGTTTATATAATTTAATGTCGCCAGATTTGAATAAAATTAAAACAATAAGTGACGAAATCATTTATCATCCTGTAAAATATAAAGTGTTATTTGGAGAAAAAGCAACGACAGACGTTCAAGCAACATTTAAAGTCGTAAAAAATTCAGATTTAGTTATTACTGATAATGATGCGAAAGCGAATGTTCTAAATGCTATTAACGAATTCTTTGCTCTTGAAAATTGGGAATTTGGAGATAACTTTTATTTTTCAGAATTATCAACTTACGTGATGAGAAGACTAAGTCCTAATATTGTAAACTTTATTATTGTTCCTAAAAAGGATTCAAGTAGTTTTGGTGCGTTATATGAAATAAGATCAGAGAAAGATCAAATTTTTATAAGTGGTGCAACTGTTAATGATATAGAAATAATTTCGACTATCACTGCTAATAAACTTAAAGCATCCGGAGCCATATCTGCAAGTGCAACAGTAGCAGGTCAACAAATGATTACAAGTGCGGAGAATAGTTAATGTCAAATATGGATCAAGAAGAACCTGGGTTACCAATTAATAATTCTGGACAACGATCTTCTGCCGATTTATTACCAAAATATTTTAGAACAGCAGGTAATAGAAAATTTTTACAATCTACTTTAGATCAGTTAATACAACCAGGATCTGTTAAAAAACTTAATGGATTTATTGGTCGTAAAAATGCTAAAGCAGTTAAGGCAGACGATATTTTTATTAATGCTAGCGATTCTATACGACAAAATTATCAACTAGAACCAGCCGCAGTGATTCAAGACGACTTTAATAATGTAACTTTTTTCAAAGATTATATTGATTATATAAATCAAATTAAAGTACTAGGCGGAGAAGTATCTAATCACGAAAAATTAAATCGACAAGAGTCTTATAGTTGGAATCCATTTATAGATTGGGACAAATTTGTAAACTTTCAAAATTATTATTGGTTACCATACGGACCAGATGCTATTAAAGTTTCTGGCCAGAAAGAAGAAATTATCAGTACATATAGCGTACTTCTTGTTGACGAAGGTGACAATTATGCTTATTTGTTCAGCCCAGATGGGTTAGTAAGAAATCCTACATTAAGATTATATAGAGGTCAAACTTATAATTTTCAAGTTAACGCTGCAAATAATCCATTGAGCATAAAAACTTCGAGAATTCAAGGAAGCACTAATAGATACAATAACGGAGTTACAAATAATGCTACGTCCAATGGAGTTATTACATTTACAGTTCCTGCTAATGCTCCAGATGTATTGTTTTAT